ACACAGGCTGTATCAACAGTTGAATCACCAAATGCGGCATATCAACGCATGGCACAGTTTTGGGATCTCATAACTGATCTCAGGGAGGGAACTTATAAAGTAAGGAGTGAGCATAGAAAATATCTTCCACAACTTGAGAGAGAAACTGACGATAGCTATGATCGTAGACTTAGCAGAAGCAATGTAGTCCCTTTTACACAACGAATCGAGAAAATGTTAAGCGGTATGCTTACAAGAAAACCAGTAAGGCTTGATAATGTTTCTGATTTAGTGAGAGAACAGTTATTTGATGTTGACCTTGAGGGTAACGATCTTAATGCCTGGCTATACGAAACAGCAAGAACAGCAATTTCATTCGGGCATTGTGGTGTGCTTGTAGATGCACCAAAAGAAGGAGACAAGACAAGACCTTATTGGGTAACTTACAGTCCTAAAAATATTCTTGGGTGGAGAAGTGAGGTTATAGATGGTGCAAGACAACTCACGCAGTTAAGGCTGTTAGAAAATGTTGTAGAACCTGATGGAAAGTATGGAGAAAAGCAAGTAAAGCAAATAAGGGTTTTAGAACGTGGCAGATATGAGATTCATAGAAAAGATAAAAAAAATAGTGAATATAAATTATTTGATGAAGGTGAGATGAGCCTTAAAGATAAGATTCCTTTTGCAATAGCTTATTCAAATAGAGTTGGATATTACGAAAGCCGCAGCCCTTTGTATGACATAGCAGAGTTAAACCTTAAGCATTACCAGATTCAATCAGACTTGGATAATATTTTACATATCAGTTCTGTACCATTACTTGCTGTCTTTGGTTATCCAAACGCTGATGAGATAACAACAGGCCCAAGTGAAGCTCTTGCATTACCACCTGAGTCACGCATGGAATATATCAGTCCATCTAGTGACAGTTACGCAAGCCAGTTTCAAAGGCTTGGTGATCTTAAAGAACAAATAAACACTTTGTCATTAGCAGCAGTACTGGGTCAAAAGCTAGTAGGCGAAACAGCAGAGGCCAAAAGGATAGATAGATCACAGAATGACAGCACGATGATGGTTATTGCCCAACAGATGCAAGACTTGATTGATAATTGTCTTAAGTTTCATAGCGAATATCTCAATGAACCTAATGCTGGAAGTAGTTTTGTTAATAGAGACTTTGTTTCAACCAGACTAGAACCACAAGAGATCCAGTCACTACTTGCATTATTTACCTCTGGCACTATTAGTCAGGAAACATTACTCAAGCAATTATCTAGCGGTGAAATTCTCGGAGACGATTTTGATATCGAAGGAGAAATGGAAAGTACGCAAAGTGGAGGTTTAGTAGAAATTGAACCACCAGAAGAACCAGCTACAGATGATGATGACGAAACAGAGGACGAATGATAAATGTCCACTCCAGAGGTATTTTTTAGAGAAACTATTGACATCAATAGGTATGGAAATGCTGTTGCTGAAAAGTATGTCCGCACTTATAACGAAATAATCCTTAATGCAGCAAAGCAGTTAAGGTCTATAGACCAAAGACAGGTAGCAGAAATAACAAAAGGAGGGGCAAGAATCATTGCACCGCAAACAAGAAAGAGATTAAGAGCCATAATTAAACAGTCAAGTGACAGTTTAAATACTTGGTGGGCTAGATCAGCCCTTGATATGAAAAAAGAGTTGCAGGGAGTTGCACAGCTACAGAGTGAATTTATTGTCAATGAACTTAAAAAAGTAACAGCATCAGGTGGAGTGCCTATTAATAGTGTTGCAATCAGCGAAAAGTATGCAGATTCAGTAATAATGACTGATCCATCTGAAATTAATATATTTACCAGCAAAGCATTTACGGAAGATAATTTTAAGCAATTTGGATCTGGAAAGTTTAGACTTACAGCCCAGCAAGGAGCAATGATAACACTTCCAAATGGTCAAACAGTACAGAAAGCATTTAGAGGTATAGCAACTTCCTCAGCAGAAAAGTTAGATTTAGCAGTTAGGTCAGGAGTCTTTTCTGGTGAGACATTAGATCAGATTAGTAGGAGATTAATTGGCAGACTTGATTTTGATAAATTACAAAAAGCAAATGTCAAACAAATTGCTTTGGCTGGTGGTGAGTTAACAAAGCTCGCTAATCATCAGATTCAGACTATCGTTAGAACATCTGTAAATCAGGTCACTAATCAAGCATCACAGGCTGTTTATGCAGCAAATAAAAAGGTATCACCTAAATATGAATATGTTGCAACACTGGACTCTCGAACAAGTGCTATTTGTCAGCGACTTGATGGACAAACATTTGATTACAATAATGGCCCAACACCACCGCAACACTTTAATTGTCGATCTACTACTGTCCCTATTGTGGACTTTGATGGTTTGCAAAAGAAATATCCTAACCTTGAAAAGCCGCCAGCAACACAGTTTGACACCAGACCATCAGCAACAGGCAGAGTTCCGCAAGGAACAACATACGGAGACTGGTTATTAAATCAGGAGAAAGAGCTTCAGATTAAGACTCTTGGTAGTCAAGGAAAAGTAAATTATTTTAAAAAATTAGCTAGAAGAGAAGGTTCTGGGCAAAAGGCATTAAGAAAACTAATCCGCAATGATGGCACAAAACGTAGTCTTGAGGATTTAGAGAGGTTGTATGGTAAGCCTAGTTCCATAAAGCCAGATATTGTAATTAAAAATATTGAAGAGCTTAACAAGCAAGCCGCAGTCATAAGAGCCGCAGAAAAACAAGCCTCTGAAATTAGAAGTTCTAAGGTCATATCAACTGAAACAATGGACGAATATTTAACAGAAAATAAAATTGCTAAATCTGCCCAAGAGTTTGTTGATGATAGTTTTGACAACCTTGAAGCTTTAGGGGGTCGGGCTGGTGCAAATGTTAAAAAAATGAAAGATTATATGAAAAAAAGCGGAACAATTAATCAAATTAATTTGTTAGGGGATAGGTGGAACTACAATAAGGCTTATGAAAAAATAGTTGTTCAAAATAAAAAATTTTTTGATAAAGCAAATAGAACAACCAAAAAGACTTATGAAATGTTTGCTGATAACACAGCATACATGAGAAAGGGGAGATTACTTACAAAAGGCACAGTAAACAATTTTGAAAAGGCAAACAAGATTAGCGGAAGCTTTAGAGAAGATTTTCAATTTGTGTTTACACCAGCAGGGCGAGGTAACTTAGGTTATACCTCTCAATACTGCTCTGTCGTTAATACTTCAGTAAGGCCAGCGGTAGGAGCAACAAAAGTGACAAAAGTTGGAGCTAAAAACATGAGAAAGACAGCACAAGAAGTGCTTGAAAATAGTCACAAAAATAATTTACGACAACGTGGCCTTGATTTTACAGGAGACATTGAACAAGTTGCATGGACAACTGGAAATAAAACTGATAAAGCTTATAGCTGGTTAAACACTATGATCCATGAAATTGGACATCAAATTCATTTCAAAGGAAATGGGGCTGCCCCTTTAGGAAATCAATATAAAAAGCTCGGTGGAATTAACTTTGTTACTAGATATTCAATGAAAGATCCACAGGAATTATTTGCAGAAAGCTTTGTCCAATATGTTCTAAATCCAGAAGGTTTAGAAAAATATGCTCCAAGACTGTATAATTGGGTTGAGGAGACTGTAGATAATGCTCTAAAAATAGTAGGAGAGTTATGAATTTAGAGGAAGCACTTGCCTTGTCAAAAAATTTTCCAAAAGACAAGACAGTTCCAAAAAAAATCGCTGATGAAATACGCAAAAGCAGCGGTCAAAAAAAGGAAGATCTTATGCAAATAGGTGAAGGAATCATATTGCAATGTCGAACTAGAGAAGATCGCAGACTTGTTATGGAACATTTAATGGTGATGTAATGCCACTTAAGAAAGGTAAGTCACAGAAGGCTATATCTGCAAACATTCGTTTGTTAATGAAGGAAGGCAAAACATTAAAACAAGCGCAGGCTATCGCATTATCAAGTGCTAAAAAACGTAAAAGGAAGTAATATAAAGTCAGCTACTTTTATTGTTATGCCTAAAGGTGTTGGATATGGTTCTACCATGAAACCAAAATCAAAGAAGAAAAAGAAGGGAGGCAAAAAGTAATGGGTTATATTTTCAAGGTTCAAGGACAAGAAGAACCAAAAAAAACTTCAACACCTAAAAAATCTAAAAAGGTAACAAGTGAAAAGGAAGAAATTAAGGCGAGTTCCTAAGGACAAAAAGACAGGTATTGCTAAAAAATACTTATCTGGTTCTAAAAACAGGGCTGCAAAGGCGGCTGAAATAAAAAGGACTGCTGAAGCCTATAGAAAAGGAGAGTTTATTGATATAAAAGCTGTCTCTAAATCACGCACCAAACAAAATGTCACAGGCAAAAAGAAGAAAACCACTAAGCGAAAGCGTTAAGAACAGTCTTAAGAAAAAAGCTGACGGTACAAAGTTTTTTTATGGAGAGCTTGCGGCTGTTTACAGAAAAGGACAGGGAGCTTATTTGTCTAGCGGTTCAAGAAATGTTCCTATGGCAGCGTGGGCTATGGGCAGAGTAAATAGTTATATGAGAGGAGACAAAGCAAGAACAGCAGATTCAGCAATTTATTCGAGGTACAACAAGAGAAGATGAAGCTTACAACCAGACAAAAGAACACACTTGCAAAGCATCAAAAGGCTCATGGTCACACAAAGGCTCACATGGAGTATATGAAACGCAAGATGAGAGAAGGGGTTTCATTTACTGAAGCACACAATATGGCAATGAAGAGGAAGGGTAAATGAGCAAAGATTCGAGACTTAAAAGATTTGGTTTAGCTGGTTTTAATAAACCAAAAAGAACTCCATCACATCCAACAAAGTCTCATGTTGTTTTGGCAAAAGAAGGCGATAAGGTTAAGCTCATCAGGTTTGGTATGCAGGGAGCAAAGACAAAACCACCAAGAAAGGGCGAATCAGAGGCAGATAAGTCAAAAAGACG